TCACTCTTTTGGGCCTGCGATCTCCGCCTCGAAACGGGTCGTTAAAGTCCGCATTAAAACGTGCGTCACGCTCCTCAGGTGAAACCGCCCGCCGAGCTCTGCGCGCAGATCCGGGAATTCGACGAGCCCGCCCGCGAAGAGCCCTGGCCAGAAGCCCCCGAGCTCTCCGGAGACGCTGGTATTGCCGCGCTCCGCGCGATCGAGGGCGGCCTGGGCGGCGCGCTGCGCCTCGTCCTGGCTCCCGAAGGGATGGCGGAGGCGGCGTTCCGGTTTGCCGCTGCCGACGGTCACCTTGTGGAGCGTCGCAGTTCCGGTCTCGCTCCACTCGGCCGTGACGCTCTTGTATTTGCCGCGCTCGCCGAGCGCCCAGTCGTAGCTGCGAAACTCCCGCTTCAGGAGCGCGATCACTGGCAGGGCCGTGCCGTCGGCCGCGGTACCGGTGCCGCGACGAACAACGACAAGTCGGCCGTCGGCGGGTTTCGCGGTGGCGTCGAGGACGGCTGCAAGGCGCGTGAGGAGGTGCAAGTCGCTCTCGGCTGTCTGCGCGACGTAAGTATAGAAGGTCGGCGCGATGTCCTCGCCTACTGTCGGTGTGAGGTTCGCCTCACCGGCGATCGTCTCTACCATCTCGCCCAGCGTGACATTCTCCCAGGCGCGGGTTTTCGGGGCGCGGATCTGGCTCGACATGTCGGCCGCCTTGGCGTCGATCGACATCGTATCGGGCATGCCCCGGCCGGAGCGGCGCTCGACGACGAAGGTGCCGATGCGGGTGAGGCCAGTCTCACGAAACCCCAGCGAGAGCTCGAGCTGCGCCTCGGCCGGCGGCACGGCGAGGAGGTTGCCCCGATCGTCGAGCTCGAAGCTCAGCTTGTCGGCCTTCAGGCCTTCTTCGTCGGTGACGGTGAGCGAGATCAGCCGATCGCGGATCATCGCCGTGACGTCGTCGCCATCGGCGCGGAGCTCGAAATCGGGTGTCACGCGCTGCGCCCCCAGAGCCGGATCGGCACGTTCACCGTTCGCGGATCCGCCTCGGGTAGGAAGACGATCACGCCCGAAGGCAGGACCGGACCGCGCGTGGCGAGCCCAGGATTGGCGTCATAAACCCGCTCGACCATGTCCTGGCGACCGTAGTGGCGGAAGGCGATCTCATCGATCATGTCGCCGTCGATCGTGCGATACTCGGTCATAGGAAATCGTCTCCGTAGGCCATGAGTTCGACGGAGAATTCGAGCTTGCGCGGGGCGCCGTCGGCGAAAAGGACGGTGCGGGTCTCCTCGGCCGAGGCGATACACCAACGCTGCCAGATGAAGCCCATCCCGTCGGTGAGCATGAAGGGCAGGCCGAGCCCGGCCTGAAGGCGCATCTGCTCGACCTGGCGGAAACTGCCGGCGAAGCTGGGATAGATCACGCCAGAGAGCGAGATCGTCTCGGTGTCGGGGCCGGCGAACTGGAGCGCGGGCGCACGGCCGATGCGATCAACTTTCTCCCAGCGGTAGGACGCGGCGCGGCGGAAGGTCTGGTAGTCGCCCGAGGTCAGACCGAAGCGAAAGCTGCCGAGCGCCATCATCACGAGATCAAGCATCGAAGAGCCCTCCGTCGTGAAGCGCGTCGTCATCGTCGTCGCGAGCGCGGCGATGGAGCTCGGCGACTGCTTCGCGCGCCAGGCGGCGCTCATCCATGCCCGGCGCGGCGTGGATATGGATGTCGCCAACGCTTACGCGGGTCTCGCGGGCGGCGCCGCCGGCGCGGGACGAGAGGAGGGGCTTTGCGGAGGCAATAGCAGGCATCGAGGTCATGCCTTGCACAACCTCGCGCGACATCGCGACCATCTCTTGCAGCTGGCCGTGATGGGCGATGAACCCGCCCCGGCTGCGGTATTCGAGCTCGGGGCCTTCTTCGCCGGTCAGAAGCCAGCCGGGGCCGAAGTCGCCGCCTGCGGCGCGCGCCTGAACGGGCACCGAGGCGGTCTCGGCCGCGAGCGTCACGGCGGGGCTTGTCGGCAGCGCGGCGCTGACTTGCGCTGCCATCGCCTGCGTTGCGGCTATGACCTCGGCCGTGCCGGCGCGGATCCCTTCGGCGAGGGTGTTCATCATGCGCTGGCCGTGCCCCGTGAAATCCAGCCCCGACAGGATCCCCTCGACATCCGTTACCATCGCCCGGATCTCCGGCGGCAGCGCCTCGGCCGCTTCGGTGACGGCGGCGATCTTGCGCTCGAGGTCGGCCACGTCTTCGGCATCGGCCGCGACATCGGCGATGGTCGGCATCTGGGTCGGCGGCGGCAGTTCGATCGGCACGTCGAGCGTGGCGCGGCGCGCCTCGATGCCGTCCAGGATCGCGATCATCTCCTCGGCGCGGTCCCGGTCATCCTCAGAGAGCGTCGCGCGCGCGTCTCTCAGGCGCGAGACGGCCGCCTCGACCTCGAGCGAGCCCGCCTCGATCTCCGCGACCAGGTCCTGGCCGAGGGTGAAGTCTTCACGGCCGAAGGGAATGAAGTCGCCATTGGCCGCTTTGCGCGCCTCATCAAGCGCCGCCTGCATCTCGGCCTTCGCGGCATCGACCTCTTCGCCGCCGAAGGAGAACATGCCTCGAAGATCCGCAAGGCTCGGCATTTCCGGGATGATCTTGCCCCAGTCCCAGTCGGGCAGCACATCGGCCCAGGCAAAATCGAGCGCATCGTCGAGCACCGCGCCGAGATCCGGCAGATCGGGGATGATGAGATCGTCCAGGAATTCGAACCATTCGCGCATCTCGCGGCCCGCGCCCGCCCAGTCGCCCTCAAGAAGCGCAGCGACAGTGCCGGTGATCGTTTCGAGCCCGCGCGCGATCGCCTCGATCCCGCGCGCAGCGCCCTCGACCGCAAACCCAAGCAGCGTGCCGAGGATCCGGTTGATCGTATCGAGCCCCGCCATCGAGGCATCGAGCTCACCGGAGCTGCCAAGCCCGCTCATCAGCTCCCAGATCGAGGAGAAGATGCGCCGGTAGTTCTCGAGAACCGGCCCGAGCTGATCCCAGGCATCGCCGAGCCGCGCCTTCGCCCGCTCGAAGGGCTCGGTAAAGCCGTCAACGAAGGTCTGCAGCCCTTCCGGCACAGACGGATCGAGAAGAAAGCTCGGCAGGACCAGTTCGCCCAACCAAGCGAAGAAGGCGCGGACATCGCCCAGCGCGGACCGCCAATCCCCCTCGGCGATCGCGGAGCTGAACTCCGAGATATCCCCGATCACCTCCGAGACCCGCACGCCGGCGGCTTCCGCTTTCTGGAAAATCCCCGCCAGTTCCTCGCCGGCATCGCCATCCGTTGTCCCGAAGACGAACGCGCCGATCGCCGCGCGGATCTCGGCGAGCCGCTCAAGAAGCGCCGCGCCCTGACCACCGCCGATCCCGGCCATGAACCCGTCCCAGCTCGTGCCCAGCCGGTCGAAGACGGTCACGCGCTCGTCGAGCGTCGTGAGGAAGTCGAGCGTGGATCGCAGCGCATCGTTGATCGGATCGAGAAAGGTATCGCCGTAACCCACGACGCCTTCGCCAAGCGCGTTGCGGACCTTGCGCCAATTGTCGACCACATCGTCCGAGAGCGCCTCGAACTCGGCCTGCATCGAGCCATCGGCGAGCTTGATCTGCGGGATCCGGCCGAGCGCCTTCTCGAGGTTCTCGACATTGCCGAGAAGCGGGCCGAGCGCGCGCCCGGCCTCCTCTCCGAATAGCTTCGAGATCGCGTTGTTCTGGTCTGCCTCGGGCAGGGTCTCGATGGCCGTGACGACGCGCCGGATCGCGCCCTCGGCATCGGTATAGAACTGCGTCTGGATGCTCGACCATTCATCGGCGAGGCCGATCTTCTTGACGATATCCGCCTCGGCGCTCGACATCCCATCGGCCGTCTCGGTCATGGTGCGCATGAATGCGCGCAGACCCGTCGCCGCGACTTCGGGCGCGCGGCCCGAGGCGATCATCGATGCGCCCAGCGCCAGCACGGTTTCCTCGGCCATGCCGGCTTCCTTGGCGATGCCGACGACGGCGGTCGTGTATGAGGCGATGCCGGCGCTGTCGGCCGCGGTTGTGTTGCCGAGATAGTTGATCTGGTCGGCGAGCCGGCGCACCTCGTCCTGCGTGTAGCCCATCTGCTCGCGCCAGGAGCCCATCATCTGCGCCGATTGCCCGGCGGTGACATCGAAGGTCGCGGCCATCTTGGCAGCGTCTTCGGTGAAGGCCAGCACGTCCTGGCGCCCGCGTAGGCCGAGCTGTCCCGCAACCCCTGTGATCTCGACAAGCCCGCGCGTCGCGATCGGGATCTCGGTCGCAAGGCCCGCGACACCGTTCTTGAGCGCTTCGAGCTGATCGGGCGTCATCTCGAGCGTCTTGTTCGCCTCCGACCAGGCATCCTCCATCGAGGCAGCCTGGCCGATGGCAGCGGCGGTACCGGTGGCAGCCGCCGCGCCGATGCCGAGCATCGCCTTGCCGGCAAAGACGCCGGCTTTGGCGAAGCGGTTGGTGCGCCGCTCCACCTGGCCGAGCTCGCCCTGGATATCCTTGAGCGGTCCCGTCACCCGATCGACGAGCCGCATGATCAGCGCGACGTTCAGATCCGACATGGGGGCTCAGGTGTCCTTTTTCTGCTTCGGGGTGCGCCGGCCGGCATGGCCGTGCCAGCGCATCAGCTCCTCGAGGCTCATCGGGTCCATGTCCCGCGGAGCCCATCCGAAGACGACGGCGAGATCGGCCATGACCTCCTCGACATCGTCGGGCAGGGTCAGCTCGTCTCCGCGTCCTCGATCGTCAGCGCCCGGCCCTCGAGCTGGTGGCGCTTCACGAAAAAAGCCGTCACGCGCACCGCGAGATCGGTGAAGTCGGCCGGATCGAGCTTGGCGAGATCGTCTGCCGTCAGCGCGGGCTGAGAGATCCGCGGGATGACTGTGAACATCGCGTTCACGTCCATCTGCAGAAGATCGGTCAGCTTCACGCCGCGGAGCTCGCCGGTGCCGGGCTTGCGCAGCTCGACGGTATCGACCGTGCCTTCGGCGGTCTTGATCGGGAATTGCAGCTTCGAGCTGTTCAGCTTTTCAACGCTCATGTGAGACCCCCTTAAACGCCCATTTCACGGCGGAGCGCGGCGAGCTGATCGGTGCCGCCGATCACCCGCTTGCCCGCCTTGAAGTCGATCTCGCAGAGCTCGTCGCCCTGGTAGACCATGCGGTAGTAGTCGGCGGCGAGATTGAGCGTGATGGTCTGGCTCGTCCCGCCCGGCTCGAGATTGGCGAACTCGAGGCCCGACCAGAGCCCGCCGATCGTGCATACGAAAGCGGCGGCTTCGAAATCGCCGGCATTCGAGCGCTCGGTCGGGCGCAGCGTCATCGTGGTGTCGGGCCGTCCGAGCATCTTCACGAGCTCGGGCATCCACTGCGCGAGCGTCACGCTCGCCTGCATGTCCTCCTGGCCCATGTCGATCGGTGTGCCGCCATCCATGCCGGCGCCGCGGTGGCGATCGACCTGCAGCATGAGGTTCGGCAGCGCGGCGGCGGTGGCGAGGCCGGCATAGCCGACCCCGTCGATGAAAGCGTTGAAGTTGCGGATCTTGCGGGGGTAGCGGATCATGTCTCGGTCCTTTCCGGATCAGGCCGCGGACTGAACGTCGGCTACGAGGTCCTCGTAGTAGTCGCCGTTCCGGTATGCGCGGAAGATGAGGTGTTCGAGCGGCGCGGGCGGCTCGAAGTCGAAGTTCATGTAGAGCTTGCCCGCTTTGAGGTTCGCCTCGGTGTTCAGCTCGGGATCGAGCCAGCAATTGAAGCCGAGAAGCGCGCCCTGGTTCACGAGGCTCTGGCCGAAAGCCTGGACGCTGTCGCGGATGTCCTCGATGAGCTGCGCCGAGAAGGGCCGGTCCATCGCCCAGAGATGCGCGGCCTCGATCGACTGGTAGAGCACGTCGGCCGTACGCCGCACCGCGAGGAAGGCCCAGAGCGCATCCTCGCCCGCACCGCGGTTGCCCCAGAGGCGGAAGCCAGAGCGACGGATGATGGTCGCGATACCCGCCTCGTTGAGTCGGTTCGATTCCGTGTCGGGCTGCGAGAGGTGGAAGGTGATGGGCCGGGCGGTGCCGGTGATCCCACGGATGATCTGGTTCGAGGGCGACCACCAGAAGCCGCGCTCGAGATCGCGCTTGGCGATGAGCCCGGCGACAAAGCCCGAGGCGGGGCGGGTGACATCCTGCGCGGTTTCTGTGTCGAAGACCAGGACGCCGGGATCGACGATGTAGAGGCGGTCAGAGCCGTAATTGACCTTGTCGGCCACGGCGTCGGTCTCATCGGTGTTCGGCCCGTCCATGATGACGACGGCGCGGACCTTGTCGGCCACGCTCAGGAGCGAGGACACGACTGGGTTCACCGCATCGATGTCGCCGGTCGTGAAACCGGGCGCGGCTAGGATGCGCGGCGTGAGGCCGAGCAGGCTCTCGGATTGCTCGAGCGCGAAGACACCGGTCTGCGTGACGGGATCTCCGACAACGGCCGCTTTCGTCGCCTCGGCATCGGCACCTTCTTCGATGCGCACCATGACGGCGGTCTTCGCGCCTTGCTGCAGGACGGCCTCGTAGGCATCGCGCAGCGTGCCAGTGGTACCGAGAAGCTCTGCAGCTGCGCGCGGTCCGGCGACGAGAAACGGCTCGTTGATCGGAGTAGAGGCGGGCGCGTCGGGCGCGGTGCCGACAAGCCCGATGATCGAGGCGTTGGCGGTAGCGATGGGCCGGATGCCGTCGTCAACCTGGACGACCTCGACCCCATGGAGGAACTGTTCCGGCATCGTGATGCTCCTTTCGTGCCGTTGCGGGCGTGCCGTTTGGCGCGCGGATGGTCTGCCGGCGAGGCCGGCTCTTCGTCGTCTAGCGCCAGCCCTTGAGGCTGACGGCGAGCCACATGGCGAGGCGGCGGGCGCGGCCCACGCCATCGGCCTTGAGCGCGTCGTGGAAGATCGCCCCGGCGGTCACGCGGTCCCATCGCATGCCGAGGAGATGGTCGTGGATCGCCGAGGCTTTCAGGAAGCGCGGATCGTGCGGGTCGAAGGCCCAGCGAAGGCCGCGCGGGATCGAGCAGTCGAAATATGTACCTCGCCGCACCTCGATCTCGAGCCCGGACCATTTCCGGCCGATCTCGAAGGTGAGCGGAGCCGTGGTGCGGTATTCGATCCCGCTCACGTGCTCGCACCAGGTGCCGATATCGGTGTAGACGCTCAACGCGCCGCCTCGATATCGGCCTTCGCTTCTTCGAACGCCGCATCGGCTGAGGCTTTTGCCGCGCTCAGAACGGATGCTATCTGGGCCTCGATATCAGAGGCGTCGTCGGGGATTTCGGAGACGGCCGCGTTCGTCTCCGCCTCAATCGCCTCGATCAGGAGAGCGATCTGGCGGTAGGCGGTCGCCTGGGCCGTGATACGTCCGATCAGCTCGTCGCGTGTGATACTTCGCGCAATCGCCTCGCGATCGATAAGGGCAAGCTCAGCGGCATCGGCGGTGTCGGGTTCGCGGGCGATCTCTTCTTTGACGCGGTATGCCTGAAGCTTGCCTGCCGAGGTGCTTGCGAGCCGTGCTCGGTAAGTTTCGGCATAAGAAGCCACTGTTCTGGCGGCTGCAGCTTTGATCGCCGCGCCAATCACGACAGCGGGCACGCCCTTGTCGGCGAGGAACTCCGGAGATGCTTCGAGGAATTGTCGGTCGTTGACCGTGAGCGTCAGTTGAAATGCCATACTGCTTATGCCTCCAGGAGGTTGGTGCCGAGTGTGCGACCGTTGTGAATGCCGCCGCCGCTCGTCAGCGTGACGTTGTTCTTCGACACCAGAAGCACGCCCGAGATGTCGAGAAGGGTTGCCTTGTCGATTTCGACGCCATTGAGGGTGAGCGAGAAAATAGACGGGGCATTCGATTTGCATAAATACGGCGCGTCGCCATCGATGTGACAGTTCCAGAACTGAAGATCGCGGATCCCTTCAAAGCGGAATGGATGGTGCTGGGCATTGAACCCGGTGCCTCCGGCCTGGGTCGCGTCTCCAAGGTCGAAATCGACGTCTCTGAAGAACAGGCGTTCGACAAATCCACTGATCCTCAGGAAATCGACCGCGTTGCTGCCGCTATTTTCATAGAGCCCCGCCATCAGGACTGGCCGGCTTCCCGCGCTCAGACCATCCGGTCCTTGAAAGCGCAGTTCGGCCGCCTCGGTTGAGAGAATGGTCTGAGGGATGAGGTAGGTCTCGCCGGGAAAGACGTTGACCGTTACTCGCGCGCCGGTTGGAACGAGACTGAGGAAGGCATTCAACTGCGAGAAGGTCGAGACCTCACCGCCGTCGACGCGGTTGTCGAGGCCACCCGAGGGACGCCAGGCGATCACCTGATCCATGACCTCGGTCACGACCGAGCGCAGATCTGCCGCCAGAGCATCATAGGCCGCTTGACGGGTGGCAATGTCGGCGTCGATGTCATCGAGGAAAGCGTTCATCCGCGCCGTGAGAGCATTCTGAGCGGCGGCGGCATTGTTGATGTCTGACATGCCCATAAGGCTGATCTCCTTAGATGGCGGATTGCAGATCGCGGATCATGATCCGCTGATCCCATTGCTCTGCGGCAACGATCGCGTGCGTTTCGAGGTTAAGGACGGCGTGATCGAACAGCTCCCAATCGGGGGCGTTTATGACCACGACGCCCTCAGCGGCGCGGTCGAAGGTGAGCGGCTGCTCGAGGATGTAGTCGAAGCCGCCCAGCGAGCGTGGCTGGAAGCCGGCACCGGCAACGATCACGATGAGATCGCCATCTCCGTCGAAGAAGCCAATCTCGCGCACCTGCATGACCGGAACGATGTCGGCCGCGAAACTCGCCCGGACGAGCCAGGTACGCGCCTCGATACGGACGCGCTGGTCGATGGCGCGGCGGATGACCTCGTTCTGCAGGGCAGTCTGCTCGAAATCAGGCTCATACGCCGCGCCGCCGCCATTCCCGAGAGCGACATGGGTGATCTCGACGGCGAATGCGTTGCCAGCGGCGGCGGCGATCTTATTGAGGCCGATATCCGTGATGAGAGCGGTGTCAGGCATCAGGCGGCACTCCTGTCGATTGGTGTGAAGCTTGCGCGGTCGTAAGCGCGTTGCCGCAGGCCCGCCGCGGGCAGTGCGGACGCGACGATACGAAAGGTCGGCGGGGTTACGGCGCGGGGCTCTTTGTCCCGAGCGATCTCGCGGTGACCGGTGCGACCGAAGACCTCTGAGCGGAAGCGCTCGCCAAGCCGAAGATCGAAATGCGCGCGCACCGGTTTGACGTTGCCAAGGATGGTGTCGACGGTCTCGACGAGCGCGGGATTGACCCGGAAGCCGGCCTCGAACACCTCCTCGATGAGAACATCGATCCGAAAGGTATGCGGCTCACCGCTATACTCGAACCACTCGGACAGGCGTCCCTCCATGCCGAGTGACGCCAGCGCGTCGAGGACTGCGGCCTTCGTGCCTTTGCGGCGATGCACCTCGATGGACGAGGCGACGACGGCTCGCTTCACGGCCTCGGGCCAGTCGGCGTCCCACTCGTCGACAGAGAGCGCCCAGGCGAGCCAGCCGAGAAGAGGGGCCGCGACCTCCTGCGCATCGAGGAGGCTCGAGACGATGGAGAGATCCGGACGTCCCGATCGAATGGCAGTCTCGAGGGCGCGTTCTGCATCACTGGCGTTCGGCGGAAGGATCGACACCGGATCAGACATCCCGACCTCCGATCGTCAGGATCGGTTCCGAGGTGAGATGCGCGACCTCGCTCGGGCTCACCACGATGTCGGCGGCGGGCTTGGTGAGCTCGACATAGGCGACACCGTCCTGATGCAGGGCGGCGAAGATCGCCGAGCTGCGGATATCGACGCCCAGCCGGCGGGTCTCGGCGATCATCGCCTCAAGCGCCGCTCGGGCGGCTGCTTCGACAACCGCCCCGTCCGGCCCGGGGCGCAAAATCAACTCCGCCTCGATCTCGAACCCGATCACGTTCGGTGCCTGGACGGAGACGAGATCGGTAAGCGGGCGCACATCGTCCGCCGAGATGGCAGCCTCAACGGCATCGAGGAGCGCCTGGTCGGGCGTGCCATCCCCGTTCTGAGACAGCACCGTGACAACGACATCGCCCGGCGCCGGGCTTTCGACGGCCGCGTCGCGCACCTCGCCCGAGGCGGAGAGCGCGTGAAAGAGGTAGCTCGCTTCCGAGCCGGCCGTGGTGAAGCCTTCGGGCGCGAGCTGGATCCGCCGGCGCAGGCTCGTATCATCCTCATACGTTGGCTCGATGGGTGGGATCGCATCTGGATCCCCGGGATCGACCACGAGGCGCGCAACGCCCCAGGGCGCGCCGAGATGCTCGAGATCCGCGCCGGTGGCGAAGGCCAGCATATTGCCGCGCGCCCGGTCATTGAATTCGGCATGATCGAGCATGCGGTAATAGGCGCAGACGCGCAGGACCTTCGTCGCCGGCTCGCTTTCGAGCATCAGTGCCTCGGCGAGGTCGGGCTCGGCCGCGATCGCGGCGGCGCGCATCTCGTCGAAGAGTGCCTGGAACTCGGGAACCTGAACGATCTCCGGCGGCGGCAGGCGATCGAGGGGAACGGCGGTGTAAGCACTCATGCCGCACCTCCCGCCACAAGAGCCTGCGCTTGTCTCTCAGGCGAGAGCCCGAGCGTAAGATCGAGGACAATGGGCTGGCCGTCCCGGCCTCGTGCAGAGATCTGCAGTTCAACACGGCCGGCGGCGCTCGAGACCATCGACACGCGCTCGAGGCGGATCCTTGGCTCCCAGCGATCCAGCGCCTCTGCCGTCGCCTGGTAGAGATCGATCTTAGTTTCGCCGTTGATCGGGTTGTCGAGAAGATCTGGCAGATCGGAGCCATACCGCCGCTCGGTCACGAGCGAGCCTTTCGGCGTCATGAGGATATCATGCACCGATTGCGCGAGATGCGCGTCCTGGCCAATCGGCCGGGCAGTATGGCGATCGAGCCCGATCATGCCTTGGCAGCGCTCTCGGTTGCGGGCTTGGACGCCTTCGCGGGCTTGGGCTCGGACTTGAGCGCGAGGCGCGGCTCGTAGCGCGCCGCACTCTCGGTCATCTGCAGCTCGTCGCCCTGTTTCCGGCGCTTGCCGGCAACGCGGCCATCGGCGGTCACGACATAGGTTTTAAGGTCGGGTGACTGAGGGGTTTTACGGCTCATTTAACAGGCTCCTTGGTTTCAGCATTGCCGGGAGTGACCCCGTCATGGACGTGCTCGACGAGGCTCACGCCCTGGGCGATGACGTCCTCGCTCGCGATCAGCTTGCCGGTCAGGACGATGTCGCCGGTGATGCGGAGCTCCGCGCCGCCGAGATCGATGATCATGTGCTCGTTGGGATCGCCGGGCGTGTTCGAGGCCGAGACGGCGAGACCCAGCATCGCGCGGGCCATGTCGCCGCCCGGGGCGAATACCATGCGCTGCTCGCCGACCGACGGCATCGACTTGATGCGCAGATTGCCCATTGCGGTCTGTCCGACCGGAATGAGCGGCGTGATGATATCGCCGATCCGAACCCGCGCCTTGTCGCCCGAGACTTCGGTGACGACGCCGACCTGGACCATCTGGCTGATACGGCGATCCGCCTCGGCTGCCTGGAAGCTGCTCATGCCAAGCTCCCGATTTCGTCGTAGGCGTCCTCGTTGCCGGGGCCGATATCCGGGGCCTGCCCGACATAGAGCTGGATTGGGACCGGTGCGCCGGGATCGATCGCCTCGAAGACGCATGGCTGCCGCCAGGTGACGGCCCAGAGGGACGCGGCGGATTTAAGGCTTCCTTGGCTCACGAGAGGCTCGGCGCGCAGATCCTTGGCAGCGCCGCAATCATCGAGCCCCCAATCCGTTTCGGCGATAAGCGAGACGAGTGTCTGGGCAATGGTTGCGGCGGCGGCGTCGCGCGGCAGGCCCATCCGGTCCTTGGTCACGACGAAGGCGGCCATGTGCAGAAGGAAGCCGTGATGGTGCTCGGCGAACTCTTCGTTGCCGCTCAGCCGCAGGAGCGAGACGAGAACTGCCGGCGCGGCGATGCCCTCTGAGGTCAGGCGCTGCAGATCAAAGCGGCCGGCGACGGCGCGGCATTCGCGCAGCTCGGGCAGGAGTGTCCCGATCTCGGCCGCGATACGATCCGGCAGATCTTTCAGGAGTGTCTCGATCGCCATCAGAGCAGCTCCTCGAGATAGTCGATGACCAGATCCTCGATCTCCGCGGCATTCTCGTCCGAGACGCCGAGATAGGGGCGCGCAGGGATCGGCATCCCGACAGGCTCGCCGCCGAACTGGTGGATCGCGCCATAGACGAGGTTGGTGCCGACCTTGGCTTCGGCGCCGGCCGAGTAGTTCTGAACGCTCTCGAGAAGGTCATTCTCACCGACGAGAAGCGAGTGCTGCGCCGAGCGGGTGGCGGCGTAGTCGGCGCTCCAGGCGGCCCATGGCGCGCCGCCCGGGGCGACCTTCTCGTCCGAGATCCGCGTGCGCGATTGGGTCTCGAGGAGTTGGCCGACATTGAAGGCCAGCTCGTCGATATCAGGATCGGCAAGTCGCGCGATTGCGTCCGCCGCGCGTCCGAAGTCGAAATCCGCGCTCAAGACGACGCCCGACATCAGAAGTCCCTCAGCTTGTCGCGAGAGAAGAGACGCGGAGGACCGTCGATCACCACGGGCTGCGGGCCGTCCGCCTCGCCATCCTCGTCGAGATCGGAGCTTGCGATCGCGAGGCTCTGCTCGCCCTTGGCAAGGCGCTTGAGCGCACCGACCGCGTCTTCGTAGCGCCGGCGCAGCTCCTCGGTCGCGACATCGGCCGCGCTTGCCAGGCGGTAGAGCGCGATATCGACGCAAAGTTGGGTCAGCACGGGATGCGTGGTCTCGAAAGGCAGCGAGTAGCGAGAGGCGAGGTAGCTGTCGATCTCGGCCGAGGCGGCATCGAGCGCGCGCGTCACGGGCACCGCGTCGGCCACGCCGTCACCATCGCGGTCGGCGGCGAAGAGCGCGTCCGGGCCATAAAGATCGGTTATGTCGTCCTGCGTGGCGTAGGCCATGTGCGTCCTCTTGCTGGGTGCCCGGCCGGGGATGTGCCTGTTCCCCGGTCCGGGCCTTGGCCGGCGCGCGTGTCATCTGAGGGATGCCTGCTCGCTTGCGCGCCGGGTTTCGAATTCAGGTGCCGGTCTCTCCCGGCTGTCACGGCCCTCTGTCGGCTCCGTCGCTCCGACCTACTCACCGCGCTCCCCGGGCTGCCTCTTCTCTGCCTGTCCCGGATCGGCGCGCGGTTTTCGCCTGGTATGTTCTCAGGCCTTCGGGGCCTCGAAGCCGCCCTCGGTCATCAACTTCCAGACCGCATCGCGCAGCGTGGCGTCGATCCGATCTTTCTCCTCTGGCAGCCATTTGCGGATGGCAGTGATCTTCGGCTTGCCGTCCTGGCCGAAATCCCCCGGCTCGAGCGCACGGATGACCTCGTCGAGGCGTTCGGCGAGCTCGGCGGCGGCTTCGGCGTCGAGCGGCTCGGCTGTGACCGCCTGGGCCGCGACCTCATCGTCGCGCGCCTCGCGGATATGCAGATACTTGTCCGCTTCGAGGCGTTTCCATTCGTCGTTCTCGAACTCGCCCAGAGCGACGACGGTGCCGGAGGTCGAGAAGACCCGGCCGCAGCGGCAAAGCGTGGTCTGCTCGGGCATCCGTGCGACGGCGGTGATTACGAAATGCTGCATCTATCAGCCTCCTTACTGGAGCCAGGACGAGACGATGACCTCGCACGCGTTGTAGTGCGGGTTGGATGCGCCGTTGGCATCCACCATCGTCTTGAAGAGGCGGTTGGCTGCGCTCTCGTTGTCGGGCGAGACGAGGCAGACATTCGGGCGGATACCGAGCGGGCGACCGCCATCGGCGGTGATCTTGCGCATCGCCGTGCGGTAGGCCTCGAAGTTCGCGGGCGTCAGATCGTTCCGCGAGCCGTAGGCCATTTGCCAGAAGCCGTAGCCAGCGTTGCAGCGATAGCGCGTGCCCCACTTGTACTCATCGGCCATGAAGACATCGTCCGAGGTCGCGGCGTTTGTCTTGGCCTCGAATTCGGGGCGCGTGCGCTCCTGGAAGATGAAGGGCTTGAGCGGCTTGCGCGTGTCGAGGAGAAGCCAGAGCGGATCGCCCGAGCCAGCATCGTCGTCATAGTTCGACACGGTCGTGACCGCGCCAGTCCCGTCATGGTTCGCCGCGATCGGGTGATCGGTGTCGAGGAAGTTCTGCCCGTCATAACAGACGCCCGCGACCGCGTTCTCGATCAGCGTGGAGATCAGGCGGTCGGGATGGTTCGCGGCTTCCATGCCCATCATCGCCATGAGCGGGCCGAACTGGCCGAACGTGTCATCCTCGATCGAGGTGCGCGGCACGCCGACGGTGCTCTCGTAGAGCTTGTTCTGCAGCTCGTAGCCCGAGGACTTCATGTCCTTGACGACGCGGTTACCGATCCATTCGCGCAGCTGCGGCGCATCGCCGAGCCAGCCATAGGTATTCGAGGCGGTCATGGAGGGCACGACTGTCGCGACATCGCGGAAGAAGCTCTCCTCGACGGTCGCCTGGTACGTCGTCTGAAACTCCCGGCGGTAGCCGCGGTTCAGGGTCGAGAGGAATGCGGGGGTGATAACGGCCATCGGGCTCAGTCCTTCTTGTCTTTCGCGTCGGAGAAGGCACTCCGCGCGGTCTCGTCATCCCATCCGAAGGCCGCGGCGATCGCGGTCTCATCGGCGTTGAGCGCGGTGCCGCCCGCGGGATCTTTCTTGCGAGGCTTGGCCGCACCGACGATCTCGGGCATCTCGCCGACCATCGCGGTGAACTTCTCGAGGCCGTTTGCCTGGCAGGCGGCGATGTGGAAATCGCGGCTGGCGGGTGCGACCTTGCCGGCCTCGATCGCGGCATCGACGGCCGTCTCGATCTCGGATTGCGCGCGCTCTTCCTCGGCGGTCTCGAATTCGCGCACCTTGTTGAGCGCGATCTCGTGGTCCGCCTTCGGCACGAACTTTTCGGGGTCGGGTGTTTCGGCGCGATTGAGCGCGGTCTGCTCGCGCTCTTTCAGTTTGTTGATGGCGACCACGGCATCGGCCGCGCTCGCATCGGTATTGAGGCCAAGGGCCTCGAGGACCGCCTTGTCCATGGCGCGTGTCTCCTGCGTTGGGGTGAGTGCCTGGTTGAGTGCCACCAGGTCGAGGTTCGGATTGTTTGTGAGGCCGACCGAGACGAGGCGGCTGATATTTCGCGCCTGGTCGTAGACGAAGACCGGCGAGCAATGCGCGTAGGAGCGGGCCTTGAGGATGTCCTCACCGGCCTGGTTCCATTCAACGCGCGCCCAGAGACCGGTATCGCGGCCTTCCATGTCGGTGATGAAGCCCACGGCCGGGGCCGCTTCGCCGCGCGCGCCCTTGATCTGGGTTGCATGCTCGATATCAACCGGCAGACGGTTGCCGCGACGGCGGAAGGTTTCGATCACCGCGTTGGCGTCAGTCATCGTCCATTGCCGGCCGTCGATGCCCGTCAGGCCGGTCTCGGCCGGGATCACATTGATCCAGTCCGGCACCTCGCCCTCGGCGAAATTCAGAGCAATGAGATGGGATGGCACGACCTCGTTCATGAGGTCCGTTCTAGACGGCGGGAGTCTCGCGATCTCCGCCGACAGCTGTCGGGGGATTCGCTTCGAAGCTAATCTTGCGAGACCCCCGCCCAAGCTTCACGCTAGCGACCGAGCGTCCGGCTGCCAAGAGATGAAGCGCTGAGCGGCCTCAGGAGCGCCCTTAATGCCCGAACCGCCCTCCCGGTCGGAAAATCGGCTCCTGCGCACACAGACCCCTTTAATGGGTATTTAACGGACGTCCTGAGACGTTGCGCTCGATGCAGATTGCGGCTCGGCGGCGAATTTGGGCGTTTTGCCCCGGTTATTCCCTCAAAAGCGTGCGGGTTTCGCGCGCCAGCCGCTCGCGCCATTCGGCGCGGCTCGTCTGGCGCACGGCGCTGATCCAGAGCTCGTCGGTCTCGGGGAGCGATGTGACGATCGCTTCCCATGCGTCCGGCCCGTCGACGAGGATCGCGAGGCTCCTGCGACCCTCCGCGTCGGTCTCTTCGGCCAGCGGCCCCTCGACCAGGGCATCGGAGACGCGCGCCATCACCTCCGGGGTCACGGCTGCGCCGGATTGCGCGCCGATTGTCTGTCCGGTCCGATCGGTGATCCGGACAAAGCGCGCCTGGTTGCCGAGCGCCGCGCCGATCTCGGGCGGCATCAGCGCCACTGGCACGGCCGCATCCGAGCGGCCCTGGAGGACGCGCTGCACGGCCCAGCTCGAGGCCATGTCGCGAAGTGCGGCGCGCGCCTCGGGCTCGCTTGCGGCCGAGAGCTTGCCTTCGAGGAGCTGTTCCATGTGCTGGCGGCGCAGCTTGCCGGGATTGCGGTCCCAGCTTGGATCGAGCCCGACGGGCACGTCCTTCACCTCGCCGGTGCGCGGATTGATGAACTCGCGGGTCTCCCTGCCTGGCGATCGCGAGATGCCCTTTTCCTCGGCTGCGCGGCGGGTGATCTGGCGCACCCAGCATTTACAGCCCCAGCCATTGGGCGGCATCCAATCATCCCAGAAAGGATCGTCCACCGGCAGCACGAGCCCTTCCTTGGCGACATGGTGCGGGCGGTGCCGCTCGGAGGGGCCGAGGCGATACTCGAGATAGGGCATCGCGCGTTTCGTCCGCTCGATCCGCTCCCATTGCCCGGCGGCACGGGCGGCGCGCAGATTGGCGCGGTAGATCGTGCGCAGGCGGCGCGGCGAGCCGAGCTGGACGATGCGCTCCTGGCCCGTCACCGGATCGGTCTGGACCTCGCGGCCCCACCATTCTTTGAGTGCTGCATTGCCGCGCCAGCTCTTCTTGAAAGCCTCGAAGGTCATCCCCTCGTCGATGGCGCGTTGCACTTCGCCCTTCGCGGCCGAGAGCATGTCCTCCTGCGCCATCTTCGCGACGACGAAGGAGACGGCGTGCTCTGCCGGCTCGACGTCTTGGAAGGAAAACGACGGCGCGATGCCCTTGTTCGCGAAGAACCGCGCGACCTCAGGTGGCGGGCCGGGATCGAAGCTGTAGCCCGGGCGATCGGGAAACTCAGTCATCCCGCGCGTCCCCGAGGCCGCGCGCTTTCACCATGCCTTTTACCAGGCGATCGATCAGCTCGGCCGAGGACATCTCGGGGCGCAAGGCCTCGAGTTTTGCAAGCGCGTCCTCAAAGCTCTCGGCGGTCTCGATCGCGGCGTCGATCGGATCTGCCATCGGGCGGATTACCGGCTCCCAATCCTCGGACATCTCGCGCTCGAGAAGGTCGAGATCGTCGAACGGCGTCTCGGCCGCGTTCCGGGCGATCTCTTCCGTGGGCTGCGATCGGGCTGATTTGCGCGGACCGCCGATGATCTCTTCTTTGGGGTCGGGCTCTGCAAAACCGAGCCGGCTGCGCACATCCGCCTGAGAAAAGCGCGTGCCAAGCCGCGCCATCCGGTGGACGTTCTGCATGACCTTGTCGGTGTCCTCGGCCTCCTCGATCTGAATGACGAGGCGCGGGTATTGTCCGTCCGCCGGCCGACCGAAATTGAGATCGACGAAGGGACGGACGAGATCTCGATTGATGGAGCCGGTGACCCCGCGCGCATCGGCCTGCGCGATATCGTGGCGCACTTCGTTGTGGACCTTGGCCTGCGCCTGGCTGGAGCCGTTGTCGCTGGTCATGGTCTGACCGAGCACGGCTTTCGAGATCTGCTCGTCGACATAGCGCGCAAGGTTCTCGAAGACCTTGTCGCCGCCCGTGGCCTTGGTCTCGGTGAAGTCGATCTCCATCGACTTCGGCAGGATCGCCGCGGCATCCGTGCCGATATTGGCGACGGCACGGAGGAGCATCTCCTGGTCTTTCTTCGTCGCCCCGGCATCGTAGCGGCCGAGGCGCAGCGGCAGACCGTAGGTTTCGACGAAGGCCGTCCAGTCCTTGAGCGTGTAGGCCTTGCACATCCAGCTGAAGGCCGCGACGCGCGCCATGCCGCCCCGGAAGGTCAGGCCGGATTTGAGCTTGGCGCGGTGTTGAATGAAGCCGAGAGGCGTGAGCGGAATGCCGTTGGCCGGGTCCTCATCGTCGATGAGACGCATCTCGCGCCCCGTCTCTCGATCGAAGATCACGAAGCGCGGATCGACATGCCGGAAGCTGCCAGGCCACCACTCGCGCCCCGATCGGTGCCAGTCGATCTCGACGAGGGAGAAGCCCTTGCCGAGCGCGTCGAGCAGATCTTCGACGAGATCGGGAAACTCCTCATGCTCTGCGATCCGCTCGTTCACTGCCTCGGCGATCCGCCGCGAGGCGGCGTCTTCGCCAGCGGGCTCGACGCGGGGCGCCACGCCCGAGACCGCCCGCTTGCGCGTACCGAGGACCGAGAAGTAATGCGGGTCGCGCTCCTCGATCTCTTCGGCGAGCGTCACGAACTCGGTGATCTCGCCCTGGTCGCAGGCGCGCAGGATATTGGCGAGCTTCTGCGGCGTGAGCCCGGCGGCGACGGTCTCGGCGAAGGCATTCCGGATCCCCGCAAGACGCGGTTCGGACTGCATCTCGAGAAGTTCCTTTCGGCGCACGGGCTGGCCGTTCTGATCGAGAAGCTGGCTCACCAGACCCCCTCCCTTGTTCTGAAGCCGCCGGTGACGGCGATGTCGCGATCCATGTCCTGGCCCATGCGCACGGGCTGGTAGGCATAGGGCTGATAGTCGAGCTCGGCCGCGCTCGAGGCGAGGGCGAGCGCCCAGAAGCGGTCGGCGTGACCGTCCGAGCTGTCATCGGCGATGAGGCGGCGCGCACCGGTCGGGCCGACGCGGCTCTTGACCGCATGCAGGTCCGAGCGGATTTCCGGGTCCCCGAGCGGCAGGAGAAGCTCGCGGTCCTGCATCCGCTCTTTCATGCCCGTCGCCATGTCGAGCTTGGCCGTGGCGGTGAAGAGGATGCCTTCGACGCGCTCCTGGCCGTGCCGTCGCTTGGCGTCCTCGACGGGTTTCTCGCCCATGCCGGTCTGGTCCATCCGGACGCGGACCACGTGATAGCGGCGCATGACATCGTCGAGGAGCATGTCCTGCTCGGCGAAGGTGATCCGGCGCTTGGCGATCACCTCGCGGGTCAGGAGCTTCGTGCCGACCTTCTCGAGAACCCAGATCACGAAGAGGTCGTTACGGGCGGCGATGTCGATACCGACGAAGCACGGCCCGCCCAGGTATCGGCGCGGCGCGCCAAGGCCTTCGCGCTCACATTCGCCTATCAGATCGTAGCTCAGCCAGGACGAGGCCTCGTCGAGCCATTTGAGCTCGAATTCCTGCGCCCAGGCATCCTCGTCGGCCATGCCGGCGCGCAGCTGTTCGATATCGACATCAAGGCCCTGGCGCACCGCCTCGTAGATATCGACGTGATGCTTCGACCAGCCATTATCCTCGGTGGTCATCAGTTCGTAGAACTTGTTGCCCTTGCCGTTCGGGGTCGAGATCACGCGGATCTTGTGACCGCCGCGCGCCGCAACCGGGAAGGCGGAGGCCCAGATGCGCCGGCTGTCCTGGTGGAAGGCGAACTCGTCGAGGAGAAGATTGCCGCCGAAACCGCGCGCCGCGTCGGGGCTCGCGGAGATCGCGACGACGCGGCTGCCGCCCGGGAAGCGCACCTCGTGGGTCTTGTAGGTCGCATCGAGCTCGCGGCTATAGAACGTGTCCTCGCCGAACTCGGGCTCACCGCCAAGCTTGGAGACCTCGTTGTAGACCGCCCAGAAGGCGCGCGTGATCGGTTTCAGCGCGTCCTCGAGTGCCTCTTTCGCCGTGTTGTCCGAGCGCGAGAGGATCGTCCAACGCACGCGCCGTCGCTCCATCTCGGCGCGGATGCACTCGTCGACGATCTCGCCCGAAGAGCCGAAGGTCTTGCCGCCGCGCCGAGTGAACATCCCGATCTTGAAGCGCGCCCGGTCCTCGATCCATGCGCGCTGATAGGGCAGCCAGTCGATGACGGATGGTGTCTTGCTCATGTCAATTTGTACCCCTCGATCCGGTATCCCGCATCGAATGCTTCTGGCATGAATTGCATGGCGATATCGAAATCGACCCGGAGCCTGACACCGTCTTGGTGCCACTCCTCCTTTTTGTGGTCGTGGACCATGTCCAAGAGCGCTGTTTTCAGCATTCGCCGCGTTCTCAAACGACGACCATCGGGCCGAATTGCGGCATAAGCCCCACGAGCTTGCCGGATCTGCTCGATGGTCAGGCCCATCTCAGCTCACCAGCCGGTAATTCCGCACCGCCACGAGCCCGGTCAGCGCCGCGCCGATCCACAGAATGACCGGCATGCTGAGCGAGAGCGCGAGCCAGGCGAGGCCGCCTGCCACGCCGAGCTTGAAGGCGATCCACCCATGCCGGCCGAGCCGCTCCATGGCCCAGCGGATGATCGGATTGGTCTCGGTGTAGCCGGCCTCGAGGCCGCGGATCGTTGTCCAGACATCGGCCAGCTGCGCCAGTGCCAGCGCGATCAGCGATATGATCGTCATCGTCGTCATCAGTCGAACCCCATGATTTCCCGGGCGCGCGCAAGTGCCGCCTGGTCTGCTGCATCGCCCGAGGCCTCCGCGGCCGCGAGCTTCTCGCTCATCGCCTGGCGCTCCTCGGCCGCGATCTTGTCGCGGAGCTCGGTCGAGCGGATCAGATTGTTGAGCGCCGTGGTCAGATCCTTCATCCCGCGCGGATCCGGCAGCTCGTTCGCCGTCGCCATGGCCATCTGCACGCGAAATGCGATTGTGGTCAGCTGCTGGAAGAGCGCCTTGGTGACGTCGATCTCTTGCCCGAGCGAGGCATCCGCCAGGAAGGCGCGGATCTCGTCCTGGGCCTGCTCCTGGAGCTGGGCGTATTCGCGAAACTCCGAGCCGTAGGCGTGGAGCGCCGACTTGCCGATCCGGAGCTCGAGCCCGGCCTCCTCGAGACGCCAGTTCAGCGCCTCGGCCAGCTCCTCGTAGCCGCCGAAGCCGCGCAGCTTCAGCTCCTCCTGGAGCCAGTCGCGGATCTCGGAGGGAAGAAGATCGACCTTGCGGGGCGGCGGCATCGCTTAGCCCCTCGGGCTCGGCCGCTTGACGCCCGGATGCAGCGCCCGGCCGAGCGCCACATCGACCCCGCGCGTCGTGGCGGTCGCAACCGACACCGTCTCGAGATCGGTGAGCGTGATCAGCTCCTGCTCGTCGAGCCAGGCAAGCGCGCTCCGGAGCTGATCCTCGGTCGAGCTGACACCGACGCCGCGCACGACGTCGAGGAGGATCGAGGAGTTCGCCGTGTAATCCGCCGCCTTCTCGAGATGGCGCAGGATCGCCAGGCGGCGGTGAAGGGTGGTTTCGTTGTCCATTCAAGGTCTCCTTCAAGGGTCGGGGCGCAGGACCCCGGGATAGAGTTTCTGGCCCGATGCGACGTCACGGCCCAGTGGCGTCAGCCGGGCGACGATCGCGTCCTCGACACCTTCGAGGGCGACGAGGTCATTCTCGTCGAGCCATGTCAGAGCGCCGATCATCTGGTCACTAGTCGTGGGCACGCCGAGGCGATGACATTCGTGGCGGATGAGGCTGGCCGAGGCGCGGTATCCCGGGATCTTCGCAAGGAAGCGCAGCGCTTCCAGGCGGCGCTTCTGCGTCTCGATCCGGGTGGCGCTCGCCGCCCATTCTGCCAGGAAGTCCGTCATCCTCTGGGCGCCCGGTCCATGATCGCCCGGTAGAGCGTGTCGAGCTTCTGGTCGCTCGCTAGAGATCTCTCCTCGACACGCGCCAGGGTGATCGCGAGCTTCTGCTGGTCTTCGTGCCGAGCCATTCCGCCCAAGCTCTTCTCGACCGCCGCGAGTTGCTGCTTGAGCGCGCGGACATCGCCTTCGACGTCCTCGAGCCGCTTGACAACGTTCCGGCTGCTGACCGCGAGCGGGTCGACGCTCGAGGCGACCTTGATCGATACCTTGCCCCAGACCCAGCGCACGAGAGCGGCGAATGCACCGAAGAACAGGACGATCAAGCCGATGACCACCTCAACCGATTTGAGGATTTCGAGATCTACCATGCGAGCCATGCCAGACTGACACCGCAGAGGATGACGAAGACGATCTCTATCGCGGCGATCAGCCGGCGGTGTTCCGCATCACGGCCCGTCGAAAGGATCGCTGTGGCACAGAAGAGACAAGCAGAGGCGACCATCCCCGACAGGATCTCCGGGGCGGGATGCATCGACCAGAGATCAACCGGCGAGTTCACGAGAAGCCGCGCAATGACGTAGTAGCAGCGCTCGACCACGAGGGCGGAGGCGACACCCGTCAGCGCGAAGCGCAAGAGCGGCGTCACGCGGATCGTATGCTCGCGCGCGCTGAGATAGACGGCGTTCCCGAGCGCAATCAGGATCGACAGGATGATCGCGAGATGCGCGGACATCGTGACGGCAGACCAGGCCAAATCCATCAGCGCGCTCCCCCGCCTCCGATAAGAGGCGTGGACTTCTTCAATTCACCCAGAAGCGCCGTCTTGTCCTTCGATCCGGACGAGCTGCCGAAGTGGAACGTCACGACCGCCATGGCCATGGTGCCGACGACGCCGAGCATCATGTATACGATCTCGCCCGAGCCCTCGGCAGGCGGGCGCCACCAGATCGCAAAGGTCAGAGCGAAGAAGCCCGCGAGGATGACGCCCGACAATGTCGTGTTCGTCAGGCTGCCGCTCTTCGCCTTCATCTCGCGCGCATCGGCCCGATCGCTCGCGGCAATGCGCTCTAGCTGGATGTCGAGCTCGGCCATCGTTTGGCGAAACTCGCGATCTGCGTCCTGAAGCGTCGCGAGGTCCTCGGCGGACGGCGCGGCGAAGCGCTGCTCGATCGCCCGGGCGTCGGTTTCTTCTAACCCTAGAACGCGCGTCGAGATCTCGCGGGCCGCAACGCCTGCCAAGGGGCCGGCGAGGGCCGAGCCGAGCGTCGGCGCGACCGAGCCGATGATGTCGCGAACCTGTTGTCCCAGCATCACGCGACCCCGTCGAATTTCTGGCGCATGGTGGCGACGGAATCTGCCAGATCAAGGGTGCGGGCTTCCACCTGGCGCAGAGCCTCGTCGACCGGCTCCAGATCGGGCAGCGGCTCGAGGCCAGCGTCCGGCACCGGCTTGCCGTGCAGGCGCTCCAGAAGCTCGCCGCCCCGGATCGTCGTCATCACGCCCAGGAGCTTGCCTTGGCCGTTGGTGCGCCAGATCGCGATCTCGTCGCCGTTGGCATCATAGTCACCCGTCTCGAAGAGCCGCTTTTCGGCCGTGCGGCGCTTGCGGATCTCCGGCGGCTTCAGCCAGCCGAAGAAATGGCGCGAGGCATCCGCGTCGCCGCGATTGATCGCGGCCGTCAGCTTGGCGCGGTAGATGCCGCCAGTGTTGAGATCGAAGCTCACCAGGGCATCGCGCTCATAGGGCTTCAAGGCGACCTTCACGGCATCGCCGACGCGCCGGGCATAGCGGGCGACGTCGATCCGGAACTGGTCGAGCACCTCCTCGATCGCGGCGTCGATATCGTTCGGCATGGCGCGGTTCATCTTGGATGGGTCCGGCCCGCCGGCCGCTGCGGTATGACCAAGCCCCCAGGTCCAGACGCCGACGCTGTCGCGGTAGGGGGCAGGCACGATGCCTTCATGCTCGGCGATTTCGAGGAGACCACGGTCGGTGATCTCGGCGACATCGGTCAGATTGCTCATGATCTTCTCCGGAACCTTAGGAACAGGTCCCGAGATCGCATGTCAGGGGCGCGCGATCTCCGCCGACAGCTGTCGGGGGCTAGTCGTCGTCGAAGAGGGATAGCTGTCGATCTTCGCGGAGTTGCCGCCGGTAGCGCTCGACGGAGCGCGTGTGAAGATCGGCTTGGCGGGCAACATCGCGGGTCGCTGCCCCTTCGGTCAAGAGCCGTTTTGCATGGGCTCTGCGGCCTGCCTGGCCGCGGACATCGCCCATGGGCAAGACCAGCCTGCCGGGGCCGAATGTTGCGATGAGCCGGGCGACACCATCGGGTCCGATGATCTTCGAGAGTTTCGATCTGCGCGCAGTCTGCGGCACCTCAATGCGCGTGCCGCCGAGAGTACGCAAAAGCTTCTGCGTGTCGATTTCGCCGAGACAGGCGATGAGCTGATCGTGGATCTCGCTCACCGGCCGCGCTCCGGGCGGCTCCGTTCGATGCAGGTGATCACCGTCACGCCGCTCTCATCATGTGCGAGTTTGTAGATCAGCCGGCCGATCGCCACGCCGCTCGCGCCCATCGGAACGTCCGCTGCGTCGACCGCGCGCCCAATCCGGCGACGCACGGTCTCGATATCGATGTCGAGCTCGCGCTCGAGATACCGAATGACCGCGTGGTCCGTGACGTGGGCGCGCGACTTCTTCATTGCTCGGTGTCGATCCCTTCACGGTGACACCAGTCGCGCAGAGCACGGATCACCGCGTTGATCTGGGCAGGCTCGCGGAGCGCATCGACATCGATCGGGACCGACTGCCATTTGCCTTCGAACCGCGACCTGAGGAAAGCGTTGAGACCGTCTCTGCCGGGTCGGGTGAGCTTGCCGGCATTGCCGAGGAGGCTCCAGAGGACGTGGATGTAGCGGATGTCTGCGCGCTTTGCGCGGGGCTTGCGGCCAGTGCCCGCGGAGAGCTTGAAGCCTCGATCTTTGAGGGCCGAGACAACTGCCTTCAGCTCCGTCTCATTCATGTCGCGCAGGCTGGCCTTGCCGGTCACGAGGAGCTGGAGGTCGTGCCGCGCCTCGGCATTAAGGCCGAGTTCACGGCAGCCGACATGGATGGTTTTCTGAAGCGCGCGGGTCATGGCTATTCTCCGGCCGCGCGTTCTGTTGCCGTGTTCAGGACTGATGCGAATTCGGCGACCTGGAGCATCAATGCCGGGTCCAGGTAGGCCATCAACTCGTCTGCATCCTCGGATGTGAAGTTCCCGGCGAGCTCCTGGAGGGCGTAGGCCAGCTCTTCCGGATCGTCCCGGAGCTTTCGGCCGATCTCGTTCCCGGTGATTGTGGTCTCAAAGGTAATCATCAGCTCATCCGTCCTTTGAAATTCCCATCGAGACGGCGGTGCGCTTCGGATGCGCCTTTCTCGAAATTGCGGTTCATCAGCTCCTCGATGTCTTTCGGCGCGATGCCGCACGTGGCGGCGACGACGCTCAGACGTCCGGTGAGGTTCGCGAGAAGTCCGATCTGATCGACGGGCGAGATCCCACGAGAGCTCATGCTCTCGACAAGCGACTGGATCGCTTCGATCTCGGCTTCGGGCACTTTCCTTTGTTCGAACGCGGCCATCGGTTCAGACCTTCGCCAGGTCGATGGTGATCGGCTGCCACGGGCCATCGTGGGTCTCGCGGTGATAGCACCGCACGTAGGTCTTTGAGCCGACGACGCGCATCGCGTCCCGGATCGCTGACATGGCCTTCACCCAGCGCGGATCGCCAATATCGAGGCGCAGGAGCATGAAGATCTCCGAGCGGTTGATTTTGCCTTCCTTGTCGGTGTTGAAGGCGCGCGTAACGACTGACCGGAGCTCCGGGCCGGCATCGGCGGCCCACTCGTTCAGACACTCGTCCACGAGCTCCTTGGCGATCTGAAGCTGCGGCCCGAAATCGATATAGTCGGCGACCGAGACCTGAACCTTCATCAGCCCGTCATGGCTCATGAAGGTTTTGTTGCCCTTCGCGCCGCCTTTCTTGGCGTCGTATTCCTGGGCGAGCAGCGCTTCGAAATCCGACAGATCCTCGAAGGTGTGCTCCTTGAACCGCGCGATCTGGCCCGAAAGCGCCAAGGCGTAGCCGATGATCTTGCGCACGGTCTCGTCCTCGAGAAGATCCTGCGGCTTCACGGTCTCGACCGGCTGCAGACCGCCCTTGGCGTCGACGACGTAGATCTTGCCGTCGATGTCCTTGCGGCCGCTCGGAACGGGGATGGGGGTGAACTCGCTCATGTGTCCTCTCCTTCTGGAGCTGGTGGATTGGCGTTGGCCGGATTGAGAAGGATCTCGAACAGCCGGGTGTCGCCTGACTGGCTGAGGGTATCGAGAAGCTCTCGAACGAAGGCCGCGAGGGCTATCTCGTGTCGATCTGCATGGCGCTCGAGCCTCGCGAGCACGTCGGCCGGGATCGGCACGCGCGGATCGAGATCGGGCGCGCCATCCTCGACCGTCTCGGATGGCGGGAGGCTCGGGATCCCGAGAAGCGCGAGGGTCACGCACATCGCCTCGATCTCGACCCAGGTGACATAGCTCACGCCGCGTGGGCCGGAGGTGTCGACCTTGTGGATCGCGTGGCCTGTATGGGTGATCAGCTCGGCGGGGGTGAAGGGTGCATCACTCATCGCGATCACCATCATCGAGAATGGCATCGGTCAGGTTTTCTCGCGCCACGACGTGAAGGATCTGCGAGATCAGCTCCCGCGTCGTAATCTGCCGCTCGGCGGCGACCGGGTTGAGCCGGATGAACACGTCCTTGTCGACGAGGACCCTCGGCGAGCGTGACGCCCCGAGATGATAGCCGTGGACGCGGGGGATATCCGCGCCCCCGACCCGGGCCTGCGAGATCACGGTGTAGACGGCTTGCACGTTGATGCCGACTTCCCGTGCGATCGTGGGGCGGGCATAGCCCTTCTTCGCCATCTCGACGATTTTTGCGTTCCGTGCTTGGACATCAGCTCGCATCCGTCGTGCCTCCGTTCTTGAAAATCGGGCAGCGGTGGCAGGCGCGGTACATCTGGACGCGCAGCGTGTTGCTGCCCTGAAACGCCGTCGCCTTGCGCCGCCATGCCTGGCACTCGTTGAGCGGCAGGCGGCCGAGCGCCGGGCAATCGACCGTCGCCTTCATCAGGATCCCCCGGACGAGTTCCTCGATCGGATCGAGGCGGGCCGGGTACCGCGCGCGCAGGACCTGACTCACGAGCGCGCCGGACTTGCCGAGGCGCGTTGCCACCTGGTTCTGGCTCGTGCGGTCGCATTCGGCGGCGAGCGCCTCGATCCAATCGGGCAGGGCGCTGCCCCATGCGTCGCGTGCTGCCTCTACCCGGCTCATGACGCGGTCTCCGGCAGATGCGTGAAGCAACCCTCGTTCTCGTCCCAGACCGCGCGGACACGCTTTTCGATGGGCGGTTTCGGGCCGGTATCGCGGGTCAGGCGGTAGCGCGGCTCGACGCCGTCGCTCGGACGTGCCTTGCGCAGGACGCGCACGTACCCCGCGCGCAGAAGCATCCGGCAGAAGCGCGTGGCATCGTCGATCGACACCTCGGTCTCTGACGTGGCCGCGTGCGCCGCAACATCGCGCGGAGTGAACGTCTTGAGCATGCGCGCAGCGGTCCAGAGCTTCTTGGCGCGCCGCTCGCGCGGGGCGAGACGGTGATCGCTGCGCGTGAAGGCGGGGGCCGTGTCGGTGTCGAGTACGCGTGTGTAGAACCGGACCTTGCCGTCTCTGTGCGAGAACCGGATCGCTTCGGCCTCGAGCCAGTGATTGAGCGCAAGCTCGGCCGTGTTCCGATGCAGGCCGATCTCAATGAGATCGGGCACGCTGACCGTTTCCGCCTCGCACAAGAGATCCCAGGCGATCTGGCGATGCGCGCGCGGATCATCCTCGGCGACCTCGGTGCGGATCTCGCGCGGGGCCTCTGCGGTGTCCTGTGCCGCGCGGAAGAAGCGGGTCTTGCCGTCCTGGTGATCGAGAACGATCGCGCCGTTGCGCTTCCATTCGGCGAAGTACATCCGGGCGGTGTTGAGCGGGATGCCGGCTTCAGCTGCGGCGGCCGGGGTGAGTGTGCCCTCAGTGCGCAGGAGATCCCAGAGCGCCTGGCGACGGGTTGGTGACTGATCGCTCATCACACGCCCCTCCGCGGTCCCGGTGCTTCGCCGGTCCAGAATTGCTTCTTGCCCCAGTCCTCGAGCGTGACGGCGTCGAGCCCCTCGAGCCGCGCGAACTCACGCACCATCTCGAGATTGACGCAGATCCGCCGGATCGAGCCGTTCGCGGCCTTCATAAGCCGATCCTGCAGCTCGCTCGCGATATCGATGCCTGGTGCGTAGATCGGCATCAGCGCTGAAAGATCGCGCGTATCCGCCGGCTGCGCGGCCACCCAGTCAAGCATCCGGCCGTGAACGCGCTCCCATTGCTTGAGTTTCTGGGGCAGTAGCTCTTCACCGATCAGGATCACGGGTGCGCCCGAGCCTTCGTGGAAGTCGCGCACGATCTCGATCATGCGGCGCTTGACCAGGAAGTCTGCCTCGTCGATCAGGAGCGGCGCGTCCGTGACGGCGAGCGTGGCACTGATCCGGTCGACCATGTCGCTGATCGTCATGCGGTGCGGGGGCACCGACATCTCGGACAGGATGGCCTCGCAGAGCTTCTTCTGCGTCCAGGTGGATTTCACCTGGACGCAGACCGCGTCGAATTCGTTGGTCACGTAGGTGCCGGCCGTCGTCTTCCCGTAGCCCGAGGGACCATAGAACGTCGCCATGCCCGGCAGCCCATGCGCGCGGTTCTTCAGCCGGTCCACGAGCGCCGCGAGCGCGGAGACGTTCCGCAGCGGTGCGAGGCTATTGTAGAGTGGTGTGTCGTCTGGCATTTTCACCTCTGTTGTAACTGCTCAACACGCCGTCGCTCGGGAGGAGGGTCCCGGGCGGCGGCACTCTCACCCGAGAAGCAGCCGCTCCCCGAATTTCTCGTACATGTTGCGGAGCTGCCGGTATTCGGGCGTCTCCTGGTAGGATTGGAGCCACTTCGCCTCGGCCTCTCCGATGCGCTCTCCGGCCTCGCTACGCGCCTCGACGTCCAGCGCCCGGCGGAACCGGGAGCGTGCCTCGTCCTCGACCGTCTCCGGCTTCTTGCGGCCCTGCTTGCCGTAGAAGACATGGACGAAGGCGGAATGCTCGCTTTGGGCCTCGGGCGATGTGTCCGGTGTCGGCAGAGCCGGCTTGCGCACACTCGCGCCGTCAGTCTGCGCCGGATCGCCAAAGGTCGGGCGCACGACACGAGCCTCGGCTGCAGCCGGCTCCTCCGGCGCGAGCTCGTCGAGCCTTGTTGCCACGTCCTTGACGCTGCCGGGATTGATCGCCTGTGCGAGCTGCTTTTGCGCGCGGCGGATCTGGCCATCCTGACGCGCCTTGTCATGCGCCTCGGTGAGGTCAAAGAACCCGACCGCCTCGCGGCAGGCGGCGAAGCCCAGGTAGCGGCCCTTGAGATCGTAGATTTCGGCCCCGGAATGCAGATCGGCCGGATTGAAGCGCGCGACGATCTGCTGACCGGCATGCTCGGCCATCCAATCGGCCCAGTACTTGTTCTTGAAGAGCGTCAGCTCGCCATGGTTTGCATGCAGCTTCCGGGGCTCCTGACCCATCAGCCAGAGCCGGCGCTGCTCGATCGCAGCCTTGCGGATCGGCGCATTGGCGTAGCTCGCCGCGAAGGTCTCGTCGAAGCTGCGCCCGTTGGCGGTCTGCGACAGGCGACCCTGGCGCGCGTTATGCGCATCGATGCCTTCGGCGACGATAGCGATGAAATCGTCGATCGGGATCGCGCGTGAGCCGTAATTCTCCGGCTTGGCATCTGGCCTGTTGCCGACATAGGCACCGGCGAAGCGCGGATCCTTGGCGATGTCCTCGGCGAGGTCGCGGAAAGCACGCTCGATCGGCTTGGCCTGGCCGTGGCCGGGTGTCGCCCAGTGGATATCGATGCCGAGGAGGGCCAGAACGCCGAGCGGATCATCCTCGCGGATCTTGAAGCGGAACCGCGTATCTGCGCCGCCAGTCAGCCACTTGTTCGCGAACTCGCGGCCGTTGTCGAAAAGGGCGTGTTTCGGGATGCCGAAATTGTCGATCATGTCGCCGAAGGCGGCCATCACCATGACCTTGTTCGGGGTGTGATCGATCCGCCAGCTGAGGATCTTGCCCGAATAGATATCCTGGAAGGCAACGAGCTGGGCACGGGCTGGCTTATCGCGGCCCTCCCATTGCACGAAGACATCGAACTTGTGGCAGTCTGCGTTCACGCCCTCCATCGCCGTCATGCCGGTCCGGTCGCGGATCTGCGGCGGATAGCATTTCTGCAGGCCGGTCAGACCTTCGCGCTGATAGATCTGCGACACGCGCGGCACCTCGGCGTCGAGATGCCGGCGCAGGCGGCTTTCCGGCGGACACTCAATGCCTTGTGCCTCGCAGACGCGGACAGCGCGGCGATAGGCCGAACTGATACCGGGTCCTTCAAAGCGTAGGTAATCGGCCTTGAAGACCTCCATGAACTCCGGATCGATCTCCTTGCGCCCGCTGTCCCGCCGGACCAGGCCGCGCCCATCCGCGAGACAGGGCAGCCAATCGCTGCGCTCAACGCCGAGAACCTTGTCGAACCAGTTCCAGATCGAGCGAGCCGCGCAGCCCTCGGCTCGCGCCACTTCGCGCACGGCGATATCCTTGCCGAGCCCAGCGGCTTCCTGGGCCATGACGGCGTTGAGGATGCGCAACCGTTTGCGTGCGGTTTGCTTCGCGCGCTCGGACAGCTGTTCGAAGGCATAGTGGCGCTCGGCGAGATCGAGCGATGACTGCGCGATCGCATCGATCGCAGCACCGGCGCTGGCATCCTTCAAGAGCCTGGCGCGCGCCTCAAGCGGCAGGAGCGTCCAGTGATATTCCCAGCCGCCTCCTCCGCCTACTTTGCGTCGTGCCTTGTCCGCGTACGAAGTCCATTGCTGTCGTTTGGCTAAAGCATTGATCCGCTGTCGCGTCCCCGGCAGCCCGGGAAGACGCGCTTCGGCAAGCTCCGAGACGCTCCACCAGATCTGTTTGGGTTGCGCGACGTCACTCATGCGTCTGACCAGCCCTCGTCGATCTCGGCGACAAGTTCGGCAATCTCGTCAAGGTGGCGCTCAACGAACCGTCGCTTCACTCCAGAGGATGCGCGCGACCAGAGTTTCCAAAGCTGGTCGAGGAGCTTCTCGGCGGGACTGGGCGTCTCCGTCTTGGGGAGATCCCGGGCCTTCCAAGACCGACGTGCATCGGCGGCGCTTTTGGCGGTACCCTCCGCGAGCGCGCCGACAACGTGATAGCGCTCGGGCGGATTCGTGATCTTTCCGATCGCTTGCAGATCTGCGAGCGAGACTGGCTTCGGGGCTGTTCTGAGCCGGGTACGCTCATCGGGGGCCAGCGCCTTGCCTGCCGAGACGAGCTTGCGGACCTGACGATCCGAGATGCCATATTTCTCCGCTGTCGCTGCGGCGAATGACCAAACGGAACCGAGTTCCACTTGATCGCTCCGACGGTCGCCACCGTGCCTCGCGCCAGGGTTCAAGCGCTCATAGACATCCTTTCGTTCGGCCAGGAAAATCGCGGTGTCCAAAGCCGTGAGTTCCGAGCCGCCGACATTGTCATCGATCTCGACCAGCCGAGCCCAGTCGTCGGCGCAGTCCCAGACAATCGCGGGGATCGTCGTCCACTCCAGACGCCGCGCAGCTTCGAGCCGATGCGCGCCCGCGATCAGCACGAGCTCATTCTCGCGATGCCGGACCTGGCGCACCTGGATTGGGTAGGTGATCCCGCCAATATCCTCGATCGAGGAGATCAGCGCGGCGACGCCTGCATCAGATACCGGACGCAGACGATTGCGTTCGAGAACTTCGGCGACAGGAACTTCGGTCACGCCTTCGATCCGACGAGCTTCACGCATTCTTAGGGGCCTCCAGCATCGTGTAGAAAAAGCGCCAGTCGTCGCCGACCTTCTTGCGCTCGCAAATGATCTTCGCGCCGTGCTGGCGCAGCTCGGCGACCGCGGCGCTGATCGCCAGGAGATGCGCACGGCGCGCGATATCCTTCGTGGTGTGCGGTTTCCCGTCCTTCAGGACGCGAAGAAGTCGCTGCAGGCGGGGGGATGAGAGCGGAGCGGCATGCATCAGGCGTCACCCCCGTAGATGACGACAAGCATCGCGCGGATGTCGTCGAGGATTTCGCTTTCGTGAGACAGGCGCTCGAAGGCATCTACAGCCTCGACGAGCGACGCCTCGGCCAGCGTGTCTTCGAACGCTTTGTGCGGCTCGTTGCCCGCGCTCGCCTTGGCTTTGGCGCGGTGCTCGCTCGCGTCGCGAAGCGAGCGGACAAGCGCGTCGAAATCAGCGAGGGGATCACGCATGGCAAGTACCTCCCATGGCGCAACAAACAGAATATAGCGTTCTGTTCTGAAACGGATCGCCACATTTTGTGCTATGTTGGCGGTGCCAGCAGGCGAATCCGCGCCCGCCGGCACCTATCGACCCCTCCAACCTCAGCTCAGAGGAGACGAATACGATGTCTGAGAAGAAACCCATTTCCGGCGAAGGCCCCACAAAGAAATCTGCAGGTCCACGCCAACCTTCGAAGCTCAAACCGGAGCAGGCGCCGCCGCCCAAAAAGGACTGATCAAGATGAATGACCGCGAGATAATCCGTTTCAACGTTCTGAGAAACGCGCTCTACCACACGGCGCGTCGCCGCTGGCTCGAGCGCGCCAACCGGATCTGCAATCTCCTGGTCATTCTTCTCGGCACGGCGGTGGTCGCTGATCTCGCCGCCCGCGCAGGCGCGGGGGCGCTCTATATCGGCGGTGCCGTCGCCTTCATCGGCGCGCTTCAGCTCGTCCTCGATTTCGGGCGGCAGGCCCGGGATCATCAGATCCTCCAGCGCGACTACTACGTCCTGCTGAGCGAGATCGAAAAGCTTGCCGATCCGACCGAGGCTGATCTGGCGCATTGGCGCGGCCGCATGTTCGAGATCACGGCCGAGGAACCGCCGACGCTTCGCGCCATCGACGCCAAGGCTTACAACGACGCGCTCGACGCCGTGGAGGTGTATGATCAGGGAGAGCGCCTGGTCGTCCCGTTCCTGCACCGGATTGCTGGCAGCTTCTTGAGTTTCGACGGTCATACGTACCGGAAAGTCAGCGAAGCGCAGGCTGGCTGAGCACATCACGACAACCCCCAATCGAGAGCGAGCAGACCGAAGAGTATCGCGAACAGCGCGAGCGCTCCGGTGAGGTCACCTAGGAATAAAAAGCCCCGGCCGGCCCGCCTCGAAGAAGCTTTGCCCGACCGACCGGGGAGGTGGCGATCGGGGGACAGTGAAGCCCGATCGCGGCAGATTTCTCCGCCGACAGCTGTCGGCGGAGACAGACGATCACTCGCCTGACAATCCTGACGGCACCGATGGGTGTTCAAGCGCCCACTGGAGCCTATCGACCCCTTAGAGGGGCCGAGTTCTTTGACATTGTGAGCCGAGCTTCGCTCATCAGTTCCACACCCCGAGGAGTCGAGCTGGCGCAGTCGCGCTTCGTTGAGCAATAGGCGCAATGCCAGGTGTCTGCTGGGCTTGGAGATATCGGCTCGCACTGCATGAACGCATGTCCGCCGATAACAATCGTCGAAGCTGGGGCGCTCTGCGCGAAAGAAGTCTGCCGACAGCATGTCGATGAATAAATTGAGAGGCTTATTCATGCGCTCTCTCCCTCATAGGCATCGCGCAACATCAGCATTGCGCTTTGATCGGCGACGCGGGCGAGGCGCATCAAGCCTGAGGCCTGACGCGCATCGGTGACGGTGTTCGCCAGGGAGATCGCCAGTGCGATCTTCTGCTCGTCGGTCAGCTGAAGAGCCGAGGTCTCGAAATCGGGCGTGGCTGTCAT